AACAGATGAAGCTGTGCTTGAATTTCTCGACAGAGAACAGTTTAATTGTAACAAAACTCATATTGAATATTGGTATCAGGCGTATAAATCTTCTGGAGATTTGTGGCCTCATGTAGATTTTAATGAAAAGCTTCGGCACAGAATTGAGGCTGGAGAAAAGTTGAAACCAGAAGAATTAATGTCTCCAATTACCATATCGTGTTACTTAGAAGCAATCGATCTTGAAGGCGGAGAATTTTGTATTTCTGAAAGAAGTTGGTTAGACTATGAAAAAGAACTGAGCCCTCCGGAAGTTTTAAAAGAAGAATTGTTAAAATATACACACGAGTCTTTTCAACCTACCGAAGGTGCGGTCTTATACTTCGAAGGCAGTCGATACTACCATTGGGTCAATGAAATCAAAAGCGGCTCTCGCAAGAGCATACTCATCAATTTCTGGGACAATTGTAGTCTTAACTCCACTTCGCCCAATTAATTTCTAATGTCTATATTACCAGAAATAGAAATACGATGTTCGTCTGAAGTTTGAAACGGATATACCTGATGCTTAAGATAATTTGGAAACATAATAAGAGAACCTTCCCATGTCTTATCAATATCTAATTGAGTCGTACTAATTCCACCGTCTAATGAGTTATAAATGAATTCAAACTTTGATGCAACTTTATAGTTTGATTCTCTTACATTTGGCATATTTAATTCCTCTTCTAAATCATAAGGAATTGCAATCCATATCACCCATGAAATAGCTTTGTGGTGAAAATGTATTGGATTATATTCGTGTTTCTTCTGAAAATTTACCCAAGCATCATTATCAATGACATAATTATGATTTTCATAAAAATTAAATTTTCTTCTATATTCAAGAAACGTTTGCTCTATGCATTCTCTAAACTGCCCGTTAATAACATACTGAAATTCTGTTTCTAATTGCCCAGCTAAATTAGTATTGTATTTTTCCGGATTATTATCAACTTGCTTTTGCAAGTCACAAGTCAACTCAGCAAAAATAGAAACTGGAATTCTTGTTTTAAGAACTCCTGGGTTATAAAGTTTTATTTCTGAAAATTCTAAGTTCATAATTTCACCGATAATAATTTAGTTAATAGTAATTGTAGAGGTGTCTTTACATATGCTCATAGTACCTTCGCAACAGATATTCCAATCTTGACCTGTCTTTGCCCCACGGCTTGGAACATTAATGATAACATTTTTACATAGATATTCTTTACCATCTTCGAAAACGCGCCAGACATGATCTTCTGTCCCGCGATTAGGTTGTCCTCTTGATTGATTGAATCTTATCATAAACTCAGACATATTAGATTATTTCTGCTGTTGCATCATATACTATAGGTTCAATGTACGGACGTGTACCAATGTTCATGTGAATAAATTTGAAAGGTTTGGTTGATGTGTTACGAGTAAAGCTATGCGGTAGCCAGGAATTTGCAAACATTAGTTGACCAGGAACTGGCGTAAAATTAATAGACGATGTTGCTGTGGTAATGTTAGAAGAATTATGTTCGTATAGTGGTAACATAAGTTTCATTGGTCGCGGATCATGAATCACCATTCGCGGAGGATCTTTCGGGCACTCTAAAAAATAAAAAGCAACTAACTGACAGTCGCTGTGATTATGATACTCCATTGATGAATACTTATGGTGTTCTTGACTCCAACATTCGGTAAGATAAGTCGAAAGTCCATTCATGTTGTATCCTTGATCGCTCAAAAGATTCCATGCTGTGTTTAATGTGTACTGTATCAGTGGAAGAAGATCTTCTTCGTTAGACACATCTGCTTGCACGACTGGATATACATCGTTTATTTTTGTTATTTTGCGCGCGGCCCTTAACGCCGCATTTGATGCTGCTCTTGAGAAATCAAGAAGTTCTGGCTTCATAATACTATAGATAGGTGAGCTAAAATACTGCCACTGATCAAGTATGTCTGTCATAATAAAATCCTTATGTTATGTATATTGGGAAAGATCAGCCTCTATCACTGTATCTAAAAACAGTCGGTTTCCAATCTTATTCCAACCACTGTTGACTTGATAAAATATATTTAAACCGTTGTTCAAACCATACTGAATAGCCCAACTAAGTATTTCGGCTGTTAGCGGAGCGCCTGCTTCAAGCAGTTGTAAAAAGCTAAGATCAGGATTTTCGTGTTGTCTCCAAACCATAATTACGTTTGATTCGTCTGGTTTCATCCACATCGGAATAGTATCAAGACCGAGTGGAAACTTTTCATTTCCTAACCATACACAGCTAAACGATTTGCACGGATTCTCAGGTCGTTGTTCATGTATCGAACATCCTTTTGTAGTTACAAAATGACATTTCCTTCCTGGCCAAAATTGATGGCCAAGAGCTTCTCCAGTTAACCAACCGCAGCACTTCGTGCAACTTCCACATTCTCTTGTCATATTATCTCACTTAAATTGAGGACCAGCTAACCATACTACTAGAGTTTTACGAATGCCTTTTGTCACAGGAGTTACTCTGTGTAAAATAAAGGACGGGAATGCAACTACTAAACCTTTTTGTTTTGTGACTTGAGTCGGCACGGGTGCATCAAATATCTCAAGATCTCCCCCCTCGTATTCAGAAGGATCAGATAATTGTATTACAAGAGATAATTTGCGAGGCGCATTCGTTGCATTTCCACCTCTGTCAAGATGCCACGTATAATGATCGTCTTTTCCATCGTATATAGTATACTGAAAGTCCTCTACAAATCCCCATATATCTAGATTGAAGAATTCACCGTTCAGTTGTCTTGCTATGAAAGCAATTCTATCATATATAAAATTAGTCTCGGGCGTAAGATTTATCCAACCTATTTTAGATGATCTAACTGCTTCTTCAACTTTACTATCAGGTCCAACACTAGCAGATTTGATCGTGAGACTATCACCAATACTAACTATTTTATCGATCTCTTCTTCAGTAAAACCATCACGCCATGATGCAAAAGAAATTTCTGGTATACCTAACGATGGAGAAGGAGCTATTTGATATACTGCCATTATTTACGCTCCCAAATATTATCTCGATAATGGGATTCATGACTTTGAAGCTTTCTACGTGTACCTTTGAGTGCTTTCAGTTCAGTTTCATTGAATGCTCTACATACATTTTTCGAAAACAAAGTATCTCTTTTAATTGGAATAACCTGCATTAACGGTGTACCAGCAGGTAGAATACCTTTAAAATTGGGTTCGTTCCAAACAAATGGAAAGTTAATAAACTCAAAATAACCATCGCAGTCTACCATACCCGAAAAACAAGTAAATCTTGGATCAGGTCTATTTAATGGTGGAACAAACAACAGTGAGTATCCTTTCGGGCAGTTGATTGCCCACCAGTTCATGAATTTAATTGGAGGTTTTGGTAAATGTGGAGCGGGGCATTTGTCAGATGTTACTTGCCACTGTAAATGATTCTCGATCATTGCTCTCGGATATTTGCTGTTGTATTCAATGAACGAACAATCTTCATTCGAAGTGATTTCAACATCAGCAACGAGTGGAATAATCCAACCCGTGATCATCGCATCAAGAAAAGGTGGGCATCTTTTGAGAGTAGATTGATCAAAGCCTACATCCTTCTTCATTGGCAAAGCTTTATACCATTCTGGTATCAGTTTGCGGGCAGGATAAGGTTCTGGTATATTTCCTAAATCATCATCATAGCAAAGAAATTCTAGTTTAGGCTCATTCTTTTCAAAAAACGAAAACATCAATTTTGTCCATTTCCAGGTTTTTCATAGTGTATTCCACCAGATTCAATAAATTTTTTACATTGCTCGACGTCGCTCGCACCTCTCAGAATATGATCATCATGCAAACTAAAATGTAAGCTTGAGATCCATATTCTGAGATGTGGTGGAAGTTTGTCATAGCAACGCATTACCAATGCCATTCTTTGTATGTTAACATGTTCCAAATGAATGACTCTATTATATATATGTAAATTACAGGGCTGCTAGTTCGACTAAGTTGCTCTCTGTGATGGCATCTAAGCCAATCAATGCTTGTTTGACTGCGGTAAAATCGTCATGTTTTTCATCGTAGATGACAAATGGAAAATCAGTAAATTCTCCAATATCCCATGTATTTAGAGCATTGAATACAGATTCGTATTGACTACTATCGTTGTATGATAAATGAGTAAACTCAATGTTATTATCCTGTAGCCACTGATAGGCTGCAGCAGAGTCGTTGCCACCTGTCGTAGTCAAACCAGTATAAAGATAAACGTCTTTAATTCCTACTAGCATGTATTGTTTCCTTTTTGTTATTTGTGCTAAAATGTTACACTCATCGTACCATTAGCGCTGCCTGTTCCAATATTTATAGAAACTATTTGATATGGGTATACTTTTACTGATACTGAATTTGTCGTAGTACCAATATTACCAGCGTTTCCTGATGCTCCAGGATTTGATGTGCCGGCTGTTCCGGCGGTCGCTCCAGTTCCAGCACTACCTGCTGTGCCAGTATTTCCTGCTGCTCCTGCGCCTCCTGGATTTCCAGCCGCACCATTTGTAGCTCCAGTTCCAGCTGCTCCTGTTGTGCCAGCATTACCAGCAGCTCCGGCACCGCCTGGGTTTCCAGCCGCACCATTTGTAGCTCCAGTTCCTGCATTGCCAGTCGCTCCAGCATTTCCTGCTGCTCCTGCACCTCCTGGATTTCCAGCTGCACCATTTGTAGCTCCAGTTCCTGCATTGCCAGTCGCTCCGGCATTTCCTGCAGCGCCGGCATTACCAGGACTTCCTGCTGCTCCTGGATTTGCTCCAGTTCCTGCCGCTCCTGTTGTACCAGCATTTCCGTTGGCTCCTGCACCGCCTGGACTTCCTGCTGCTCCTGGATTTGCTCCAGTTCCTGCCGCTCCTGTTGTACCAGCGCTTCCTGCAGCGCCGGCATTACCAGGACTTCCTGCTGCTCCAGCGTTTGCTCCAGTTCCTGCGGCCCCAGTATTTCCAGCACTTCCATTGGCGCCTGCATTACCAGGACTTCCTGCTGCTCCAGCGTTTGCTCCAGTTCCTGCGGCTCCTGTATTTCCTGCGCTGCCTGGTGTTCCTGCATTACCTGAACCACCGGCAGCGCCCGAAAGAAGTCCTCCATTGCCGCCTGCGCCGCCGTTGCCGTTAGTAGCACCACTTATGTTGCCTGAATTACCCGCGGTACCAGCATTGCCGGCGCCGCTACCACCTTGCTTTAAAGTCCAACCCGATGCTCCGCCTCCGCCTCCGCCGCCTCCGCCGCCTCCGCCTACACCAGCGTTGCCAGGAGATCCGGAGTTACCCGCCGTACCACCAGCTCCTCCTGCACCACCGGCGCCATTTGTTCCTGGGTTACCAGCATTGCCAGTGGCTCCTGGATTCCCAGCATTTCCTCTTGCACCGCCTGCACCACCAGCACCGTTATTTCCTGGATTACCAGCATTGCCAGTGGCTCCTGGATTACCAGCATTACCAGCAGCACCGCCTGCACCACCAGCCCCATTGGTGCCAGGATTGCCTGTTCCTCCAATACCACCAGATGTCCCAGCTGTACCACCAGCACCACCAGTTCCTGCAGCTCCATTATTACCGGGATTGCCTGTTCCTCCAATACCTCCGGAAGTACCGGCCGATCCTCCGGCGCCGCCTGTACCAGCAGCTCCATTGTTACCGGGATTGCCTGTTCCTCCAATACCACCAGATGTCCCAGCTGTACCACCAGCACCGCCAGTTCCTGCAGCCCCATTATTTCCGGGATTGCCTGATCCACCTGGATTTCCAGAAGTTCCGGCCGAGCCAGCTGCTCCGTTTGTAGCATTTCCTCCAGCCCCACCAGTACCACCGGTTCCACCTGGAAAATTAGCTAAGGAACCAAACGTTGAAACGTTGCCTGGGTTTCCACTTGATCCCGGATTTCCGTTTGCTGCGCCAGTCCCAGCATTACCAGCAGCTCCGGCACCGCCTGGATTTCCTGCTGCTCCTGGATTAGCTCCAGTGCCAGCATTACCATTTGCTCCAGTATTTCCTGCTGCTCCGGCATTTCCAGGGCTCCCTGCTGCCCCTGGATTAGCTCCAGTGCCGGCATTACCATTTGCACCTGGATTTCCTGCTGCGCCGGCATTACCTGGATTGCCAGTAGATCCAGCGGTTGCCCCTGTTCCTGCATTACCATTTGCTCCAGTATTTCCTGCTGCGCCTGCATTACCTGGATTTCCTGCTGCTCCAGCAGTTGCCCCTGTACCTGCGGCCCCTGTTGTGCCGGCATTACCATTAGCACCGGCACCGCCAGGACTTCCTGCTGCTCCGGCGTTTGCTCCAGTTCCAGCCGCCCCTGTTGTGCCGGCATTACCATTGGCACCAGCTCCACCAGGACTTCCTGCTGCTCCAGCGTTTGCTCCAGTTCCTGCTGCTCCAGTATTTCCAGCATTTCCATTGGCCCCAGCTCCACCGGGACTTCCTGCTGCTCCAGCAGTTGCCCCTGATCCTGCGGCTCCAGTATTTCCAGCACTTCCATTGGCACCCGCACCACCTGCACTCCCTGAATTACCAGTCACTCCGCTACCGCCGCCTCCGCCGCCGCCACCGCCGCCGCCGCAAACGCACCCCCCAAGATTTGCGCTTCCACCAAAGCCACCATTTCCTCCGCCAGGAGAGCCTCCGGCGCCGCCGGGGGCAGAACAAGGCGCAAATGGGGTGCCAAAACAACCGCAGCCACCGCCCGGACTACCACCGCTACCGGCTCCGCCACCGCAAGGTCGGGCTGAACCTTGTCCGCCGCCTCCTCCCGTACCTGCGCTACCGCCAGTGCCACCAGCACCGCCGGCACCATTATTTCCTGGATTTCCAGAGTTTCCTGTGGCACCTGGATTCCCAGCATTTCCTCTTGCACCGCCAGCACCGCCGGCACCATTGGTACCAGGATTACCAGAGTTTCCTGTGGCACCTGGATTCCCAGCATTACCAGCAGCACCGCCAGCACCGCCGGCGCCATTTGTTCCTGGGTTACCAGCATTGCCAGTGGCACCTGGATTCCCAGCATTACCAGCAGCACCGCCTGCACCACCGGCACCATTAGTACCGGGATTGCCGGAGTTTCCTGTCGCTCCAGCATTTCCAGCAGTACCACCAGCACCGCCAGCTCCGCCAGCACCATTCGTACCTGCATTGCCAGTGGCACCTGGATTCCCAGCATTCCCTGCAGCACCTCCGGCTCCTCCTGGGCCGCCAGCACCGTTTGTGCCAGCATTTCCTGATGCGCCGGGATTTCCAGATGTTCCAGCTGTACCACCAGCACCGCCAGCTCCGCCGGCCCCGTTTGTGCCAGCATTTCCTGATGCGCCAGGATTGCCAGATGTCCCAGCTGTACCACCAGCACCACCAGTTCCTGCGGCCCCATTATTTCCAGGATTACCAGCATTGCCAGCAGTACCAGGATTGCCTGCATTACCAGCGTTTCCATTGCCGCCACGACCAGATATATCTATAGAATATACGCCTGCAGGAACGACGAATGTTGCGGGGGCATTGAATACTTGTGTGGCTGGAGCAGCCTTACCTGAAGCTCTAAATACATTTAATGGCATCGTATAACCTTCTTATTAACCTGTATTTGCAAGAGATAAGGCACCGAGATATGTTGTACCTCCGTCGAGGGTAAAGAAACTGAAGACATCGATTTTATTTGCACCAGTTGACATCGTCGGTGTCGAAGCATTCGGATATTTAACAGAAGCCGGCCACGTGATTATTCTCGATCCCGTGGCGTCTTGTTTACAATGAAGTGTGAAACTGTATGCATTGCCCGATGCAGGAGGATTTGAAAATGTAATTGTAATAGACGCGTTGGCCAATGTCAAATCGAATACGTTGGATAGTGATAAATCTACAGTGTGAGTAGTTGTTGTTATAGTATTGGCAACAACTGCTTCTTTGTATGAAGCAAGCTTAGGATTACTTAACACATTATTTGCCATTGCAACGTTGGCATTAAGAGTAGTAATACCAGCTACTTGTAGCGTCGAGGTTACGTTGGCAAAACCAGTGATCGTAGTATTACCGGCAGCAAGGGTGGTAATTCCAGATGCAGCACCTGCGGCTACAAGAGACGAAACAGCAAGTGGTTGACTGTTTGTAGACCAGCGATCATTTGTTTCATCCCAGACGAACTGAACGTTGGCAGACGTCCCGCGCATGATCTCGAAGCCAGCATTCTCAGTAGGAGGATTAGCTCCAAGATCTGCATTCAGCGTAACAATATTATCACCAACGTCGAGTGTTGTGGTGTTCACGTAAGTTCTTGTACCGGAAACTGTCAGGTTACCCGAGAGTGTAAGATCGGCGATTGATAATGTGGAATTCACATGAATACCAGTCGTATTGACCGTAAGTGTTGGCCCAGCAGTTACTCCAATTGTACCACTAGTTGTAATCGTTCCACCAGAAAGTCCATTAGCCGTGGCGACTGAGGTTACACCTCCACCGGTGGCACCTTGAGCACCTTGAGCGCCTTGAGCACCAGTAACACCTTGAGGTCCAGCAACACCTTGAGCACCAGTTGCGCCAGTTGCGCCTTGAACACCTTGAGCGCCGGCAACACCTTGAGCACCAGTTGCGCCAGTTGCGCCTTGAACACCTTGAGCGCCAGCAACACCTTGAGCACCTTGATCACCCGTTGTGCCTTGAGCACCAGTTGCGCCAGTTGCGCCTTGAACACCTTGAGCGCCAGCAACACCTTGAGCGCCTTGAGCACCCGTTGTGCCTTGAGCACCTTGTGCACCGGTTGCACCTTGAGCACCTTGAGCGCCTTGAGATCCGAGAGTAAGTGAAGCACCATTTAAAGTTGTAACTTGAACAATATCACCAGCAATCGCATTCGATGTAAGCGTTAAGACCGTGGTATTTGTCGTGTTATAGTCAACGGCCGCAATCTGACGCGAACCATTAATGAAGACGCTTTCAAGCCCTAAAGTATATACGAATGTGTTTGATGTGTCGTCTAATCCTGTAAACACCGTGGTATTCGATGTGACAGTAAACGTATAGGTATTCATGGTAGCAGCATTTGCCGTACCGCCTGAGCCCCAATAAACTCCTGTTCCATTCGATGAAAGAACTTGGCCGTTGGATCCAGAAGATCCGTTGGCTACGATCGTAGTGACAGCGAGAGAAGAGAGATTTGAACCAACTTCAAAGATGGCATTCGCAGCATCTGAAGAGAAGACTTTACGGTCAGTTAGGTTGACTGCAAATTCACCGTTATCAATAAAGCCGGAATTTGCTACGTCAGTAGTATTAGCTGTACGACCAGAAATTGTCGTGCGCTTAAATTGAAATTTATTTGCCATTCTCAACCTCTATATAGAGCAACGAAGCGGTTATGTAACCCCTAATATTCTATTTATACAGAAGTATCTTCAGCTTTTTTATTTTTATTTCCAAGCTTTTCAAGATCAACAATTTTTGCTTGAAGACTGGTCATGGTTTTATCGGCCATGACCAGTCTTGTTTCTAGCATGATGTTCTTACTTGTAAGATCATGTACACTCGCGAGTAATCGATTGATGTACTCATTTACAAATTCAGCTTCCATAAATTAGAATGTCCCGCCGTCGAGGGTTGCGTATACAACTGCTGTACCGTTAGACTGAAGCACGAATCCAGTAGAGCCAACAGCTAATTTTCTAAAACCGTTCGAAGAGTTAGCAACTAAAATGTCTTCTGCAGTAACAGTCGCGAGTCCAGTACCACCGCTTGTTCCAGGCAGTGCAGTCGAAAGACTCAATGTATTCGCTGTGATACCAACCGCGAGTGTCGAGTTCGCAGTAAGAGTAACGTTAGTCGCGTTCGAAACCAAACCACCAGAGTTTAGGAATGCTTGTAATGTAGCAGTAGTATAACCGGCTGCTGCAGTGTCTACAGTTGTTGTAGGTTCTGTTTGAGAACCAGCAAAGAGCTTATAAACGCCATCTGTAGCATCACGGAAAAGACCGGTATATTTAGCTCCAGTGGCACCGTATTGACCATAAAGACCGATATCAAGAATGTCGGTTGTTGCGTTTCCGTTTGCAAGCTCGATCAGCGAATCTTGGACTGTCAGGTTGGTAGTATCGATTGTCGAAAGCGTACCGAGAACAGTCAGATTTCCGGAAAGAGAAAGATCTGTAATCGAGAGTGCAGTATTAACATGGAGTCCAGCAGAGTTGACCGTGAGTGTTGAACCAGTGGTAAGGCCAACTGCATCTGCAGTGACATTAATACCGTTAGCAGCACCAACATGAACTCCAGTCGCGTTAGCTGTAAGACCATCACCGCCAACAACGTTGATACCAGCGCCATCAACAGAAATACCGTTAGCAGCTTTGGCAAAGACGCCTGAAGTATTCGATACAATACCGTTGTTTGCTACAACAGCAATCGTGGCTGCACCACCTTCACCAGATGAGGATCCAGAAATACCGTTACCAGCTGTGATAGTAGCAACATAGTCGCCTGATGTACCCGAACCAAGAGCAACGTCGCCTGAAAGTTGCGATGTGGCAATTGAAAGTGCAGCAGCATTGACATAAACGCCCGAGGTATTCGAAACAATCGTACCGTTACCAGATACGACATGCACACCTGTTGCGTTCGAAGCAATACCAGCTCCGGCAACAACAAAAACGCCTGTTGCGTTTGCAGATAGACCGTTATTTGCAATAACGTGTACGCCTGAGGTATTTGAAGCAAGACCGCTATTTGCAACTACAGCAATCGCGTCTGCAGAGACGCTGATACCGTTACCAGCACCAACATCAAGAGTTACCTCGCCAGATGTACCGCCACCAGTAAGACCAGAACCGGCTACGACTGATGTAATATCACCATCTTGAGGTGTTACCCAGTATACAGCTGTTCCGTTCGATGCAAGAACTTGTCCTGCAGTACCATTTGTGCCATTTGCATTAAGAGCAACGTTAGTTCCAATATTGATCTGTGTGGCATTTGCTACGAACGCCGTACCAACACTCACAATCGCTGCGTTCACGGTGCCTGTAGAGAATACACCGGTGGCATTCGCAACAAAAGAATTAGAACCAACGACGAAGTTACCGCCAGAGCCAGCAAGAACGCCGCCGGCAACAGACAGTTTATTATTGGTATTATCAAACGTAAAGTCTGCGTCTCCGGCTAATGCGCCAGAATTATTAAATTGAACTTGTGTATTTGAACCAGATACGCCAGAAGTAGGAGTTTCCCAATAAGCGGCTGTTCCATTTGAACTCAGTACTTGTCCGTTGGTACCCGTCGAACCATTGGCTGTAACTGTTGTCACAACAGCGTTAGCAACAATAATCTTGTCGATACCAGAGGTACCATTCGCAACGAGTGCTTGGTTGGCGGTCAGTATACCAGGATTAAATTTACCGGCAATGGTGATCGAAGCACCATTCGAACCAATAAATAAGTGATCGCCATTTGCTGTAAACGCTAATTCACCGTTAGCTAATGTTGGCGCATCAGCTGTCGTTAACGACCTTTTAATTTGAATTAAATTGTCTGCCATTTGGCTATTCCTTTTAGGTTAAAATGATCCGCCGTCGAGATCTACTGCTAGATCCGCGAATGACAGTTGTCTCACCTCATATTTATCATTTTGAGAATTGTAGATTAATGTAGCGCCATTGGCGGCTTCAACGACGCTGACGTCGAGTATGTTTTCAATACTTCGTATTTCTTGAATTTGATTTTTCAGAGTAATAGGACCAGCAGATGATAATCTGCCGTTGTTATTTGTAATTGTAGCGACTAAACGAGATGCACCTGCCATTATCTTGTAACTCCTGGTGTAACTGTGACGATACCTTCAACAAGACGAGAAACTGTTCCGCTGCCATCAGTCAACTCACAGTCATATACGTATCTTCCGGCTGTAAGGCCATTTGTGGTATTTGCCGACATCGAAAGAGCGACGACGCCAGTCACAGCAGTAATCGAAACTGTAAATGCGGTTTGAGCGGTCGAAGTATAATGCTTACGCATCTGAGCGGCACCTGTAAATCCTGTAAGATTTACGATGTTACCATTTTCATCAGTCACATCAATAGACGTAGCAAATGAAGTGCCTTGATCGATAATGATATTTGCTTTCAGTGCCATTTAATTCTTCCGCTATGTTTATTCAAAACTATAAGATGTTACAGTTATCACCCAATATTTAGTTTCTGCACCATTTGATGCTGATACGTTAAACGTTTGTTCATTGAAACCACCTGTATAAGCTGCTACAAGTTCAATTGATGAAGCACTTCCTCCACTTGCAACACTGGCGTATCCACTAAATCCATCTCCTCCAGTATAAGTCCAAACTACGCTTGAAGAAGCTGTGATAGTATAACCTGCTTGGGAACCATACGCTTCGGCAGTGTCAAAAGTCGGAGATGATATTGTGCCGCCCACGGGACTAAAAGTAACTAAGGCTACATCTGCATACGGACGTATTCCTACATATTGCCACGTAGATCCATTCCACATTTTAACGGCGGCAAAATCTTGGCTCCCGACCCACGACGAGCCGTTCCAATATTTAACAGGTTTAGCAGATAGGAACGTTAGCGGCACTTATTATTCTCCTGGCTTAGATGGCCAAACAACGTCTGCTGCATTTGTATAAGTCTGAGGAAGATCTCTTAAAGTTTGACGATATGTAGCCCAAGCAGTTTTATCTCCAGGCCAATCTGCCATTTGAGTATAGTCAGATAAAGCTAGAAGATTATTTCTTTTCGATCTAATTTGTTCCCAAGTAATTACCACGACTCGATCTTGCAAAACAAGATTTCCTTGTGATAAAACCAATTCTTTATTTTGCATATTCATACCATGGAGAAACTGCTGGTGTTGCTCTGCGGTAATTTCAACAATATCTTGCGGCAATGACGGATACCCAAAATCAGTATCGTAAAAACCTTTTGTTGTTGGGCTGTAGTAAATTGTCATTTTATTAATATCCCATTGCTAACCAGTAACCGGTATGAGAACTTTCATCTCCGTTAAACCAACTGAAACCAGTTGTTGATACACTAAAAATGGTTGCACCTTTAGAAGCCTGTCCAAATACGCCTGTATCTCCTACGCCATTCATCACAGCTCGGGCAACCGCGGTGAACGATGTTGGAAATGATCCAGATCCTGTAGTATTTGGAGTAACAGTTACTGTTCCCCACTGAATAATTGCTCCGTTTGGCAACTTAGTCCATCCATTTGACGAGAGACTTTGTGTATATCCTGTAGTTCCTGCAGTGTCAATCCAGATATCACCAGCCGCTGAAGCAGTAGGTTGAGTCGCTGTTACAAAAACTTGGCCGCCACTTGTAAATCCTGCGGTGACGTGTCTGAGAATAGGCGCGACAGCACCAGATGCACTTCCTTGGGCACCTTGTGGTCCGGTTGCACCTTGAGCACCTGTTATACTTGAACCTGCCGCGCCTTGAGCACCAGTTGCACCTTGTGCTCCGTTTATTCCAGGAGATCCTTGAGGACCAGTTGCACCTTGAGCGCCTTGTAATCCTTGAGCACCTTGAGGACCAGCAACTGAAGATGCTGCACCTTGTGCACCTGTAAGGCCTTGCGGTCCCTGTGGTCCTTGGATACCTTGCAAACCTTGGGCGCCTTGAGGACCGGCAACGGTTGAAGCAGCACCTTGAGCACCAGTTGTTCCTTGCGGTCCCTGAGGTCCGATAATTCCTTGTGCACCTTGTGGTCCCGTCGGTCCTTGAACCGAAGGTCCTTGTGGTCCTTGAGAACCAGTTGTTCCCTGTGGACCCTGGGAACCAGTTATTCCTTGCGCGCCTTGTGGACCAGGAACTGTCGAAGCTGCGCCTTGAGCACCAGTTGGTCCTTGAGAACCGGTAGATCCTTGTGCACCTTGAGCACCAGTTGCACCTTGCGCACCTTGAGGTCCAGCAAGTTGCGTCCACACCAAGTTAGCTGTCGCTCCACTTGATGCAAGGACGAAACCTGTTGTTCCAGCAGATTGTGTAGGTAGAAGGTTATTGATCGATCCGCCTGTACCGCCCCGAGATGTAGGAAGTGTACCGACAGTAATAGCAGATGCATCAACAAATACGCCTGCCGCGTTTACTGTTAAACCAGCATTCGCTACAAAACTAATCGTAGGATTTCCAGAAACGCCGTTGCCGTTTGTTACGCTAATGCCGTTCGTAGAAGCAATCGATACCGTAGTACCTGTTCCTGTACCAGTTCTGACTACGATACCATTCGCCGAGATATTGTATACGGTGTTAGCATTGCTTGCTGTACCAGTATAGAGCGACGAGTTAACGCCTGCTCCACTCGGGAAATTCACCGTATTTGTAACGGTGATATTGTTTGCAAAGACATCAAAGCGAGCAGTCGTAGTACCAAGTGCACCACCGTTTGCATCTGGTCGTAGTGTTCCATAAGATGTCGTATTAAATACGAAAGCATTGAAACGGTTTGAAGTATTACCGAGTGGCTGCTGATCTGCAATCAGAAGAACCCCGCCTTGACCGATGGTAACGTTGGCGTATACAAGAGAACCATTTACTACAAGGTTACCAGATACAACAAACAAGTCGTTTTTAAAGTGCGCGTTGGCTTCTACGTCGACACGATCATAGAAGATCGCGTTGCCAGAAGCAACTAGACCGTTATCAACCTTAAATCTATTATTTGCGCCTGACATATATTACCTTACTTAATGAATTGAGCAACAACTTTTGCAGCCGTGCTAGATCTTGTTTGATTGACATATACTCTTACGTTTGCAGTAGCCACGTTCGCAGAGAAAGTACCAAGTAAGCTGACTCCGGAATTAGCTGCAACAGGTGAAGAAACCGTACCATATGTTGTAAGCTGCGCAGTCGAATTATCATGAGCAAGTAGTACTTCAGAGATCTGTGTATTACCAGCATTTTTCAATTGAATGAGAAGTTTAGCAGTGCTATAGTCTGCCTTTGGATATTCGAAGACAAGAAGATCTGAACCAGTCGTAGCTCCAAGATTTCCGTTTGCAAAGATATCAACTACGTGCTCAGTCTTGAAAGTCACGATGTTTGCATGTGTAGCAGGACCAGTCACTGCGAGCGTATTCGCTAGAGCAGTTGCTCCTGTTACTCCAAGAGTACTCGAAAGCGTTGTAGCTCCAGTTACAGTGAGCGTATTCGAAAGATTCGTATTTCCTGTAACCGTCAGCGTATTTGCAAGAGCAACGTTCGAACTGACTGTCGCAGCACCTACAACAACAAGATGGCTTGTCGGCGTAATGGTAAGATTCGCAGATGCAGTGATCGATCCATTACCAATCGCCGTATTAAACGTTGCATTCCCAACAAGAACCGTAGTAGCATTTGCAACGACATTCGCTCCGACTGCAACAACTGTTTGGTTAGCAGTAACAATACCTGCAAAGAATCCTGTCGGTGTAACGTTAGATGTCGACGTTGAGTTGACAATGCTAACAATTCGAGTATTCGCTAAAACGGTATTACTACCTTCTGCGGTGAAGAATCGAAGCGATGTTAACTCAGAAGCGTTAAGCGTATTACCTACAAATACTCCGCTACTATTTGCTACAACGTTACCAATCGCACCTGTTCCAGTGATTTGCACTGTACCACCATTGGTAGCATTTGCCGTGACGTTTGCGCCGAGCGAGATCTGAATAGTATTGGCAGTAAAGATGCCAGTTTTAAATGCGTTCGGTTCGATGTTTGCAGTGGCACTCGAGTTAGCGATGCTAATGATTCGAGTATTTGCAAGAGTGGTGTTTGAACCTTCAGATGCAAGGAAACGAACTGATGTGACTTGTGAAGAGTTTAAAGTATTACCTACATGCAGGCCACTACTATTTGCAACCGTATTGCCGACCGTACCAGTTCCTGTTACTTGGATCGTGCCGCCGTTGGTAGCATTCGCAGTGACATTGGCACCAAGTGAAACTTGAATGGTGTTAGCTGTAAAGATGCCTGTCTTGAAACTGATAGGATCAATATTTGCAGATGATGTTGTATTGGCAATGCTAATGATCTGATTGTTTGCGAGTACGGTATTGCTACCTTCTGCGGCAAAGAATCGAACACTCGTCATCTGACTGTTCGTAACAGTATTGCCTACATATAGGCCGCTGCTATTTGATACACTGTTACCTACTGCTCCGGATCCTGTGACTTGGATCGTACCACCATTCGTGGCATTAGCAGTGACATTGGCACCTAATGTAATCTGAATCGTGTTCGCTACAAACAATCCAGTGCTAAAGCTAATTGGATTCATCGTAGCAGTGTTAGTGCTATTCGCGGCAACAACTGCGAATGCAGTTGCTGTTGTATTCGTGGTCGAGTTCGACTGAATCGTCAGCTTCGTTGTGTTAGCGACAAGGTTTGCACCAGTCAAACCAGCATGTAGACCGTACTGCCACATGAATGTGTTCGAAGAACCATTGGCAACTTCCAGACGAATTTCGGTCGATGTCACGTTGCTCAGAACAGTGTTCGTACTGATCATGAGATTCGCAAACGAACCGTTGACGTTTCCGCCTTTCATCCAGTTTGTTACGACGAGATTATTAGCCCCGAATGTTCCGTATAGCTGAGCTGTTCTTGGAAACGCAGTGTTACCCGTGTTTGCATACGTGCTATTTGCAGTGATGATTTCTGTCGAAAGCGCGTGAAGAAGTTCATTGGTCTCGAGGAGCCAAACCTCGAACGAGTCGGTAATTACATCAACATTAGCTACTGGTCTTGACATTAATTTCTTCCATTCACTACTTGTAAGAGTAGAGTTTTAATTTCTTTGAGATCGTCTTCGACTGCACTGATTCTATTCGATAGCTCTTTGCTATTCTTCGCTTTCGATCTCTCTGCTACAAACTTTGCATAAGATGCATCGTCTGTATTTATGAAAGCTCCAGTAGAAGTATCTTTCA